CTGGGGCCGGGGCTCGCCGGGGGCGCCGCCGGAGCAGCGGGCTTGACCGGCTCAGCGCCGCTTGGCTGCTGCGAGCTCGCCGGCGGCGGTGCGCTCGGCGCGCTCGGTTGCGGTTGGGATGCGACCTGTCCGAGGCTCATGGGGCTCCTTCACCAGTTGCTCGAGCTTCATGTTGATGGCCCGCATCAGGTCGACGCCGACCGAGCGGCGTCCTTCGGCGCGGGCCATGACGAGAGGGTCGGTCGAGAACGACGGCGCCATCAGGCCCGCCAGCCGCTCGACGATCAGGTTGAGCGCGATGCGTCCATGCTCGGACGCCCACGCCGCCTTGACGACCTGCACTTCGTCCTTCGACCACGGATAAAGTTCCGGCTTCATCAGACTGGCGCCGGCAGCATCGGGTAGCTCGGCCCGGCCGGGTTCGGTATCTCGGCCGCCGTCGCCGCTGCATTCACGCCCGAGTCGATCACCTGGGCGATGTTCGGCGCCGCCGCGACCATCTCGCGCAGCTGGTTCGCCTGTGCGCCCGCCGCGGCGTTCTTCCGGCTGGTCTTGATGTCCACGAGCCACGCGGCATTGCCGATCGCCATCATCCCGTCGCGGTACATCTTCGCGAGGTCGGTCTGCTGCAACTCCGGCACCTGCCCCGCGGCCGCCGCGAGCCCTGCGATCGTCTGGCCGATCTGCGCGGCCTCGGCGATCCGCTGCACCTTCTGCCGCTCCAGCATATCGGTGAGCGGATTGTCCCACGCAAAGGCGATCTCGACGTCGCGCAGCTCGTCCGGCTTCGGCCGCGAGGCATAGCCGCCGGCGCGCTCGATCAGCGTGTCGATCTCGTAGAGCAGCTCGTCGTTGTACTCGACCTTCATCGGCGAGAACAGCGGGACGGCGGCACGGATGAACTCGTCGATCAGGAACGCCGCCTCCTCCCTGGTCTTCGTCGTGCGCGTGTCGGGCATCCGCAGCCGATCGAGGCAGAAGGCGCGGATCAACTGGCCCTCGGTGCGCATGATGCTGTCGACACCGAGGTTGAAATGCTTGCCGAGGTCGAGCGGCGTGACCGGATCGACGCCCTTGTCGGCGAACGAGCGGTCGACCCAGGTGATGCCGTCGAGCCGCATGTCGCCGCGGATGCTGTCCTGGAAGGCGATCAGCGGCGGGGAGAGCTGGCGCTCGGCCGCCTCCAGGATCGCCACCGCCTGCTGNNNNGGGGAGCGCGGCCATCGTCGCCCGGCTCCAGCCGTAGGGATAGCCGTAGCGCCGGCCGGCGCGCGGGATGACGTAGCGGAACGTCTCGGTGTGCGTCTCGCGGATGACGGTCTTGTGCGTAGCGTCGATCCAGACCGAGACCCAGCCGTCCTTGCGGCGCGGCGCGGACTTCTTGACGTAGGCGTCGTACTCGGCCGCCGGCAGCACCTCGTGCCTGATCTCGAACTCCTGGTCGCCGTCCTTCTCGCAAGCCTCGTCGATCTTGTCGTGCAGCTTGTCCTGTTTCTGCGAGAACCGCGCCTTGATGACGCGCGCTGCGAGGCTTTCGCGCCGGGTGATGGTGTCGGGCTTGTTGTCCTTGCCGATAACCCACACGGAGTCCTTGGAGTGATGCGTTTGCAGCCGCAGCGTGTCGCGCTCGTGCGTCGCGTAATCGACGGAGATCACGGCATCGCCGAACAGCCCGTAGAACTCGTCGGCCTCGACCAGCGCGCCCACGGCGCCCGTCACGCGGTCGAAGGCGATGCGCATCATCTGGCTCGACCGCCAGCCGAGATAATCCCGGATGGCGGGATCGTTGTTCATGTCGTCGGAGCCGGTGCGGTGCCAGAACCACTGCTTGCCGTCCGGCCGCAGCATCGAGCTGATGTAGCCGACGTAGTCGCGGGCCACCAGCAGCGGCGTGCCGTCGGTCAGGTGCGAGGCGAAGTCCGCGCCGAGATCGATGGTCGACGTCCACGATGCGAGATGCGGCGCGAAGTTGAGCGCGACCTCCTGGCGGAACGAGTCCAGGCCCGCCCGCTTGGCGAAGCGCCGGTCGCCGCGTTGTGTCAGTTCTTTCGCGTTCTCGTCAGCCATCAGCCGAGCGTGGTCCTGGTGTAAGCCGTGTCGCCGCCGCCGGTCAGGCGCGTGGCGTCGCGCCCGCGGCGCTTGGCGAACTCGTCGATGGTCTTCATCCTGTTCTGCGCGGCGATGTCGGGATCGGCGGGCGATGGAATGCGCACGGGCTCCGGGGGCGGCGGAGCCGGGGCCGGCTGCGGGGGGGATTTCATCATCTGGCTCTCCGTCGTGATTCGGCAAACGAGGAGCCCGTTACGCGCGGCGCGCCCATCCCGTAGGATTGGCTCTCGCGCGGGAACTCGGCTCCGAGATCGGGATCGACGACCCGTGCGAGGCAATCCAGCATGTCGTCGTGCACCATGACCGGGAACGCCTTGAACTCCTCCTCGACGAACACCTGGACCAGATCGCGGGTCTGCTGCTGATAGTCGGTGTACATGCAGGTGTTGCGCAGGTAGATGCGCCCCGTCTCGAACAGCGGGATCAACTTCTTGATGCGGTCGAGCTTCGGCACCTGACCGCCGAGCTCCTTCACGTCGAAGCGATAGTTGCGACGCTCCTGCTCGGCCCGGATGTGCTCGATGTCGGCCTGCATGCCGTACTTCTCATAACCCACCGCGATCGGTTTCCAGCGCCGATGCAGGTCGAACAGCTTCGCCGTCCGCTCGGTCAGGTTGAGGCGGTCCCGCACCACGTCGAGCGCGACGTAATTCTGATCTGGCCCGAGGCCGATGACCCAGAACGTCGTGTAGTCCGACGTGCGTCGTTTTTCGTTGGCCGGGTCGCAGAGGATATAGACGTTGAGCCCGTCGCTCACCGGGGCGGCGTAGCTGTACTTCAGCCACTCGGTCTTGAACGTCTGCGCGCTGTCACCCTTGGGGTTGAGGAGCATCTGCGTGCCGAACGTGTACGGCCCCTGCGAGATGCGCTTGGCCTTCAGCGTTTCCGGCTTCATCAGTACGCAATTGTCGGGCGTGAAGTTGTCCGTTCCGTCCCGCGTGCAGGGGTGGATGCGCACCGGCAGCCCGCGCTTGATCAGGTCCCCGTAGGTATCGGCGAAGTGGTAGCGCGTGCCGACGATCCCGTATGTCCCGCCGTCGATGCCGAGGTTGTCGCTCATCTCGTAGGCCGATGTCGTCTTGGCGATCATGTCCGGCGTCGTCACCGATTCCAGCGTCACCACGTCGTCGTACTGCCGATGCAGGAAGTGCTTCGATGTCGGCTGACCGTCCACCAGTCCGTGCGCTTCGACGGTCGCCTCCTTCGGATTGCTCCGGCGCTTGACCGTGATCCCCTCGTCCTCGGTCCATTTCGGCGCCTCCTTGCGCGGATTGGACCAGAAGACGTCGTCGAACACGCGCTGCAGGTGCTCGTTGGTCTCCAGCTCGTACTTGATCTGCCGCAGGAAGCCCTTCGCGATCGGCTTGGTGTGCGAGAAGATGCCGATGGTGACTTCGCGGGGCTCGATCGGCTCATCCCCGTGCGAGCGAATGATGCGGAAGATCGAGCCGGCGTAGGTGAGGATCGTGCTCTTGTAGTGCTCACGGGCCCACAGATCGAGCGCCCCGTTCATCTGCCGCTGGACTTCCCGGCAGCGCTCGAACACCCACTGATGATCGACGTCCGCGCGGCGCAGCCCGTAGCGCAGCAGCGCGTAGAGATCAGTTCGGTACAGGCTCCTGAGCCTCGCCTTCTGCTCCCGTTCCGAGGACTTGAGCCAGGTGCTCAGCAAACGCGGATAGTGGCTCCGCGCTGTGATGATGTCTATTGTCGCTGGTAACATTCGAGCGCTCTACGAACATGGCCATCTCGTCGGTCTTGCCGAGCAGTTCCAGCGCCTTGTTCGAGGCGGTAACGTCTTCAAGGTCGAGCGCCTTGTCGACGTTGCGCATGAGCCGCTTGAGGACCCAGGCTCGGTTGAGCTTGGCGACCTCCATGGCTTCCTCATGCAATTCGTCCACCCTTGCTGCGACCTTGCTGCTGGCCAACAGGCGACAAGCATTCTCGTGCACGGTCTCCGGCTTCGAGTCCGGGCTGACGTCGTACACCCTGCGATACGCTTCGGCCGCGACGCCGAGTTCCACATACAGGGCGGCGAACTTGGCCTGCTTCGGGGTCAGCCTTCCGTCGGGCACGCCACCGTCAGCCATTGGCGACTGCCTCACGCTGCATTGAGGGCCTTGGACAGTTCGCGCCAGGAGATGGCGGGCCTCGCCTGCTCCCGGATGCGCTCGATGGTGTGGATGGTGGGGGCCTGCATCGGCACGGAGGCCGCAGGCTCTTGGAAAGTGGATGGGAACGGCTCGTC